GAAAATTTTGATTCACTAAACGAATGGTGTTTTATTGTAGCATTAGAAAAGAATACTTTAAACTTGTTTCATCACAGAAATCAAAAAGGTGAAACAGACGCTAAAACAGCACTAGATGGTTATCAGTTTAACTATAGAAACTTATTTGAATGGGACTTACATACAAATGTGTTATTAGAACCCAATCAAGGTGTTTTTATCAGACCGTGGGTATTTCACACATTAGACTCTAACTTAGTTCAGTATTATAGATTAGTAACTGATAGACACTTTAGAGTATTAATTATGGGCAAGCCTGGTTCTAGCAGACAACAAGTTACTAATGAATTAGCCAAACATTTTGAAAATTCAAAAGTATTAAACAGCTATGAACAAAGAGTTCAGCACAAAGATATTGACTTTACCGAAGGCGGCAGATTAAGACACACGCACAGATTATTAACAATGGCAAGAAATAGTGCTGATAATGAAGTTACTTTTATTAATCAAGTATGCCCACTTGAAGAACAAAGAACTATATTAAATCCTGATTTAATATTTTGGATTGATGATATTAACCAAGAGTTTAAAGAATTTCAAGAACCACAATTTTACGACGGTAGATACACAGTAGTAAATAGTGAAACAATCAGTGATATGATTAAGCGAATTAACACCAAGAGGTAATTATGAACGCAAAGAAAATTTATGTAATAGACAGAAATGGTAGAATGCACTTAGTTGAACTAGATAATAGTTTAACTATTAATGGTACAGCAATTACTAGTGCAGAACAAGCAGAAGTTGAACTAAGCACATTGTTTGCTGCTAGAAGCGATATTATCTTTAAAACAAATACACATTTAAAAGTATTTGATTCTAAAGGTTTGATTGGATTTCAAATCGTTCCTGCACACGAGTAATTAAATGAAATACAGTATTGTAATACCTACATACAATCATTGTGAAGACTTGTTAAAGCCTTGCATAGAAAGTATCTTTAAATATACTAATATGCGTGATGTAGAACTTATCATTAGCGCAAATGGATGTGTAGATAATACAAAACAATACTTAGATCATTTGCGCCAAAAGTTTAATGAAATCGGCTTTGAAGAAAATCTAAAAATAGTTTGGCACGACAAACCACTGGGATACTCACGAGCTACTAATGCAGGGATATCGTTATCTACTGGATCAAAGATAGTATTATTGAATAATGATACGATACTATTACCTCAAAAAAAGAATTTTTGGCTAGACATGCTACTAACTCCATTTATTAATAATGAAAATTGTGGTATATCAGGACCGATAAAAACATTTTCTGAAGCAGCAGCACATGATTTTATTATATTCTTTTGTGCTATGATTGATAAAAATGTTTTTAATAAAATTGGTTTATTAAATGAAGAATATGGTGTAGGTGGCGGAGAAGACATTGAATTTTGTGTAGAAGCTGTTAAGAATGGATTTACTATAGAACAGTCTGGTGAAAAACACAAAGTATCTAATGCTTTGTATTCGGGTATATTTCCTATTTACCACTTAGGTGAAGGAACAGTACATGACACAAGTTTAGTATCAAATTGGACTAATATCTTTTTAAATAATCAGTATCGTTTAGCTAAAAAATATAACAAAGACTGGTTTTATGCCAATGCGTTAGAATTAGATAAAATCAAACATAAACTTGAAATTTTGAATACACAAGACCCTGCTATGTATAGAGAAATAGTTGAGGCAAATCAGTATCATTTATCTTTTGATAAAGTACATAATAAAACAGTAATAGACATTGGTGCTAATATTGGTGCATTTTCATTGTACTCTGCTCTTCTTGGAGCTAAACAAGTAATAGCAGTTGAACCTGTTACCGCATCATACAATACTTTTATGAACAATATACAAGAATTAAATCTTGATAATATCAAAGTTTATAAAAATATAATTTCTTCTGAAAGCGGAAACACTGTTCCAATAAGTTTAAATCCAAATGCTGGTGCAAATAGTGCGTATAATGTTGCTGATAATTTTGAAATGATAAAAACATTAACCTTTTACGATTTAATGAATGAAATAGAAGACAGCGATATTGTTTTGAAATTAGATTGTGAAGGTGGCGAGTATGATGTTATTATACAAACTCCCCAGGGCGTAATGAATAGAATATCCGAAATAATGATGGAAGTACATACTGACTTACACCCTGTTTATAAAGGCATAGAAGTTATTGAGCAAAAATTAATTCAATTGGGATTTAAAAAAATAACTTCTAATCAAATATATTCTTGGCAAGTAGATCAAAACGGACAAAAAATTAATTATAAAGAGTTGCCTTATTTTAACCAATATTGGAAAAGAAATGAATAAAATTTTATGCTCTATATCAACTAAAGGCAGGTATCATACGTTCTTGCCTTTAGCTATTCAAAGTGTTATTAATCAAACTAGAAAAGTTGACTTGCTAATCATTTATGATGACAATACCGAACCAATTGATGTAAGAGAATTACCTGTTTACCAACAATTATTTAAAGTAATGGACTTAAAGGGTATTAAATGGGAATGGTTGTTTGCTGAGAAAAAAGGACAGCATTTTAATCATCAAAAAGCAAATGAACGAGCTACTCGTGAAGGATATGATTTTGTTTGGCGAGTAGATGATGATAACGCAGCAGAACCAAATGTTTTAGAAAACTTAGAAAGACACATGTTAGTAGAAGATAAAGTGGGAGCAGTTGGTGGAGCTATATTAACACCAAATTGGGATACTTCACCAAGAAAAGCAACAGGTAAAATTAATGATATTGATCATGAATCAAACATACAATGGGGTGTAATTAATAAAGTAAAACAAGTTGAACATTTACATTGTTCTTTTTTGTACCGAGCAGGAGTTCATGATTATAATTTAGCATTGTCAAAGGTAGCACACAGAGAAGAAACTCTTTTTACTTATGGTTTACACAACAAAGGTTACAAGTTGTTTGTAATACCTGATACTATTACTTGGCACTTTAAATCAGACACTGGTGGGATAAGATCAACTAACAATAAAGAACTTTACGATAATGACGAAAAAATATTTAGAAACTTACTTAACTTACAAGACAACACAATAGTAGTGTTAGATTGCGGTATGGGTGATCATATTGTTTTCAAACATGTATTACCCCATATTAAAAATCCAATAGTTTATTCTTGCTATCCAGAAATCATTCCAGGAAAAAGTATTCAAGAAGCTAGAAATATGTTTGGTGATATAGACGGTTATAACATATACAAGAAAATGGATGAGTGGAAATGGAACCAATCATTAGAAAAAGCATACAAAAAACTTTATGGAGTTGATAAATGATTATAATAGCTCCCTACGCTCAAAAATTAAGAAACAAAAAAGAAAATCCCAAGAACTATCCACATTGGGCTGAATTAATAAAATTAATAAAAGAACCCATTGTTCAAGTTGGAGTAAAAGAAGAACCTCAATTAGTAGATGACTTTAGACCCAACTTATCACTAACCGAATTAGCTGAGTTAGTTAAAGAATGTAGAACTTGGGTAAGCGTAGATAGTTTCTTTCAACATTTTTGCTGGGACTTACAAAAGCCAGGTATTGTTATTTGGGGCCCATCAGATCCAAAAATATTTGGACATCCCGAAAACATTAATTTGTTAAAAGCTAGAAAGTATTTGACACCAAATCCTTTTTTAATGTGGGAAATGACTGAGTACGATCCAAACAGATTTGTTCTTCCAAAAGAAATCGTAAAACACTTATAATTTAGAACACATGTTTATCATTGTGATAAGTACATTATGAACTCATTTCAATTAGACTTTCAAAACCGTCTTCGTGATTGGCACAATTTTCGTGAATCATTAACTAACAAAGATACAAAAGACATATGTATTGAAACTGATAAGTATTGGCAGCAAAGTCCTATCATGAATCATTACTTACATCCAGTAGATATAAACAATTGGCCTGATCCTTGGCAACTATTAGATGATAATTTATACTGTCCATATGCTAGAGCATTGGGTATGATTTATACGCTAGTCATGCTGGGCATATCAGACATTGACTTAGTTGAAGGAACCGATCATAATAGCGTAGATGTGGTATTAGTCTTAGTTGACCGCGCAAAATATGTACTTAATTACTGGCCTAATACGGTAGTAAATAACAAACTCGGCGACTTTACTATAACTAAAAAATACAATATTATACCCATCATTCAAAGAATAGGAACACTATGAAGATTTATGTCACAAAACGATCAGGA